ACCAACACTCTTAGTGATAACTGGTGTACCGTAAGCAGTCCAATTCCTGTACTTGGTAATAGCAAACTTAGGTGGTCTAGGATTAGATGTCGATGTCGCAGTAAATAAATGTCCAGATATACTACTTGAAAAAGATGCCGTGCTTGTAGACGAAGTTGAGCATGTTACGGTGTATGTTGTTCCCGTTGATGGAACTTCTCTTGACCATTGCAAAATCTTTGCTGAACCAGATGCCACTACATAAGCATATTTGTTATTTGGAGTTATTGCTACCCCGTATAAAGCAGTTCCAGCACCATTTGATGTTGTGGAAATTAGAGTTAATTGACCACTGCTAGTATTCCTACTATATTGAAATATGTTATTTGATCCGTATGTTGCAACATATACGGTTAAACCATCAGGTGAAATACTAATTTCTTGAGGATTAGTAGTACAAGAAATATCACGAGTTGAGAGTGCTGTTAACAAACCGGTAGAACTATTTCTACTATATTGACTAACAACTGATGAACACACGACATAAACATGAGCCCCGTCTGGTGATATACATACGAACTTTGTTGCACCTCCAGCAGTTGCAACCGTTGGTGAACTAAGGGCAGTAAGAAGACCAGTTGTTGAATTACGACTATATTGTTGCAATGTTGCGGCACTATAGTTAGCAGAATATACGTGGGCACCATCTGGTGATATACATAAACCTACAGGCGACCCACCAGTCCCAACTGTTGCTGGGCTAAGTGCTGTTAATACACCTGACGTTGTATTCCTGCTAAATTGACTAATTGTATTATTAGAGAGATTTGTACAATATACATGATTATTGTCAGGGGATACTTGACACCAAAATCCAGTCTTTGTTCCTACTGTTGCAGGGCTTAGTGCAGTTAATAGTCCAGTCGTAGAGTTCCTACTAAACTGCGACATCATGTTAGTACCACCGTTATTTGCTACATATACGTGATTACCATCCGGTGCAACCGTAACCATATTTGGTGATGTACCAGTTGTAACAGATACAGGTGATAGAGCAGTTAGTAATCCAGTTGATGAATCAATACTAAATTGTGATGAACTTGCTGAACCCGCATTAGCCGTGTATACGTGCTTACCATCAGGTGAAACAAATACGCCAGTTGGTGTAGCACCAGTTGATAAACTGGCTGGAGAAAGTATTGTTAAATTACCTGTTGCCATTTTATGACTTACTAATATTGTTCATAGCCACACCATTTACTGTTATATCTATACCATCGTTAACGTTGAATGTTGTGCCGCTTGTTACTGTATATGTAATAACTGGGAATGAAGATAAGTCTCCATACAGTTCTTGGGCTAACGCACCTGCCTCAATATTTGTAAGGGTTGTTTGACCATCCATCACAACATTAGATAAAACTGAGGGGACTCCTTGTGTGTATATTGTTATAGGTTCACTGCCTACTGTGAAGAAAATCAAATCCTCTTTAATCGTATCGTGGATAGTTGTCATAGATTCGCCCTTAGTTACTGATATATTTAGTAGCAAATGAAAAAGGCGACCTCAGTCGCCTTTTTATGTAACTATATTAGTTGTTAAGCGTAAGCAACCTTCATAGTTGCCTGAATGCTGTCGCCTGATGCTAAGTTAACAACTGGAAAAGTTGCTGACATATACATATTGCCAGCAGTAGATGCATCAAATAAACCTGCCTCATCAACTGCAATTGACGCACCAGCCGTAACTAATCCAACTACTTGATATGTGTCATTAGATGTCGTTGTAGTAGCTACAGACGATGTGCCTGTTGCACGAGTGCTATATTGAGTAGATAATGCTGAGTCAGCAGCGGAAGCAGTGCGAGCCGCTCCTGTTGCGCCTGTGCCTACTCCAAGATATACAGGCTCAGTGCCTGTTCCTTTGATGCGGTTAGCAGTAATTGCTCTGCCGCTGTTTGTTAAAACTGTTCCTGTTCCGAATGCCATAATATGGTTTCCTTTATATTTGTATTGCTATCTGATGTAGCACTTATTGTTTGATTTGGTGCGTAGCGAGCCACGACACCTAAATCCTCTATAGTTCCGTTAGCACGAATTACCACAATTGATAATTCTGCTTCTTTTACTGTTGCTGTCGCGTTATTCATTGATTAAGACAATGTAATAGTTACGCCACCAGCCGCTACAGATGCTGTATCACCTGCCAAAATGTTTTTAGCTACTGTCAACACGCCAAAGCCTAAGCAATTGCCTGCTGTAGCAGCATCATATAAAACACCATAAGTTAAATTTGCACCTGATAACCAATCTGCTGAAGCAGCGGTGAACGTAATTGCACCAGTGTTAGTAATAGCACCTGCTGCCGCAGTGCCCCAAACGCCTGCTGTAGCCACGCGAGCATAAGCACCGCCTGTTGGTTCAGTTACGTTAGTTCCACCCACTGTAGGAGTTGTTGAAGATAGAGCCAAATATGTAGTTGGCATTGTGTAAGCGGTCTTTCCGACCTGATGTTCGAGCAAGGAATTTGCTAAGAAAGTAGTTGCAGGCATTGTTATGTCTCCTTAATAATTATTTGTTGAGGCAATCTTTGCCTTCAGTTTATTTATCCTTTGATTTCTTTTCCCTCATAGCAGCCTTCCACTTTAATGTTCTGTCTGCAAGAGCCTCAGCGGTGTCTGTATGCTTATATCCAGCAATTCCTTCACCACCATCTGTCTTATTAAGTAATGGCCCTTTACCTAAGTCTTTCCTACCGATAATATTGATCAAATGCATTTCAAGATCAAATGCACCTTGCTCTGAATCTTGTTTATAGATCATTGGTTCCATAGAAAACCCTTCTTTTGATCTCTTTTTATTCACATTCGCTAAATGATGTTTACCCCATTTATGTTTCCAAGCACGATCTTCACAACCTTTACCTATGTATATAGGCAGATTTGTTTTTGGGTCTTTATAGACGTATGTGTAGAATTGTTGTGTCATAACTTACCTTAAGTTGATACCCTTAACCCCAAGTAATGGGAGGGAAGCAAACGGGTAAGCATTTGTTTTCGTCCTGCAGGAACTATCCCTACAATTATTTATCTATCGCGTAATCTCTCTATTAATTATAAAAGTTCCTTTTGATGGCTTATATACTTTTCCGAGAGAACTAACAATTTCGAGGTCATAGAAAGCTTCTAACGTATCATCTTCCTTATTAGCGAATTTGATACCTTTTGTTTCATCAGGGGTAAAGAACCAAATGATCGTATTCAATGCAATTACTAATTGAGCATTCTCTGTTGTTGCATCAATAATTGCACTTGTATTTCCATAACTGCGACGAACTTGTGCTCTTGCAGTAAACCCACTTAAATCAAATACCGCTCCATCCGTATCCAAAAGAGTGAATGTATATGCGTATGTACTGCCTTGATCTATCGTTATATTCTTAATATTTGTCATTTGTATCGTCCCTGTAATTGATATTTATTACCAAGTGAATGAACTTGCTGTAGAGATAGATGATGCAGAAGCTATACTCGTCTTTAGCGAATATGAGTGAGAGTAGTTATAAACTATTTGTGCAATCATAGCCGCGTAAAATGCATTCCATGCAGATACAGTAGTTATAGAAACAAATGTGTTATCTATTGCTCTCCATTCACCAACCCAGCCAGAAGGTAATGCATTATTCAATACGACATAAGCATTAATTCCGTCAATATCAATTCTGCTATATTGATCCATTGAAAAGTCTTTGCTGCTGTAAGTGAAAGTAGATTGATTAGCAGAAATCCGTGCCTGTTTAATCGCTTCCGTTTGTGCTGCTTGGACATCAGCAAGTGTTCTCAAATCTTCCCATGTCTTAGTAGTCCAGTTGAATGTGTAGTAAGATGCGGGTTGAGCAGCCATTTGAACCCAAGCAGTTCCGTTATAGTAATAATCTGATGCAGTAGGTTCACCCTCAATAAGTGACTCACCGCTTCCTAATGTACCAACGCTGTCTGCTGATGGCATATCATATATTGCTAACTGCTTTCCATCACTATTAATTTTTGTATATTTCATCTCTTAGTTCCTATTGCAAATAATGAAGCACCAGACTTCACTATAGATGTACCTGTTCCAGTAATTCCATCTATATATTGTGATATGCCGCGTAGTTCAATATGTCTATTTCCACCGCCAGATACAGATGTTGATATAGCAAATGGACCTTCTAAATTTGTCTCAATTTGTTGCACTCCATCTACCCATATTGATACCTTTGGATATAAAGTAAAACTCACTCCTGAACCACCGCCAGATACTAAAGGAGCGGCGCCCATTGCACATATCCATATCGGTGCCCCTTGGACATCAACATAGCAATCTAAGATTACGGTTGTTGAGTATCTGTTACATACAATATCTGATGTCGTTTTAACACTAACAGGGAATGTAATTGCATTACCAGCAATCTGTAATGTGTTAACTGCCAAGTCGGCAATAAATGTAGATGCATTACTGCTATTGATTTGCTGGTTCACTGTAAAGTTGAACGGACCATAATCAACCATAGTTCCATTATTCGGAATACCACCTGGCATTACAGAGTAAGAAGGAATTAAGTAAATCTCAATCTTATAAATTGGCTTTGCTACGCCACTAACAATCGCATTAGCAGTAAATGCCATATCTTGCCAACCAGAAACTGTGTTGTCTGTAATTGGAACCCAGTTATCCACCATTTGTGTTAACGATGAATTGGTATACAACCTAACCAAGAACTGAGGCTTACCACCACCAACATTTGCAACCATAAACATGCTGCAAGTACCAGTAATATATGACCCAGCAGGTAGCGGTTTGGTGTATGTGTACCCTTTAACCGCCCATGTGTCGCTATATGTTGTTAACCTAACTGAGTGAGGTGCGTTATGTGTATTGCTTGTTGTTTTTGCAATAGTGCCACCTGCAGGACCATAGAATGTCCATCCGTCAGGTGCTGTTCCTGTTGATGCACCACTCCATGCTGCATAACTTGAGTTGAATCCCATGTGTGCAGAATCGTCTGAACCCAACACACTACCAGCGGAAAGTATTACCGTTCCATTCGCATCTTTGATACTCAATCCTCGAGCATCAATCTGTGTTGCTGTAATAGTATTAGTAGCAATTCTGTCACCAGTAATAGTTCCAGCTGCAATTTCAGCGGCAGTAATAGTACCAGCAGCAATCTTAGATGCATCAATAGTATCTGCACCAATATTATTTGCTGTTAATATACCAACCTGAGCAGTTCCAATTGCAGCACCATCAATATATGTAGTTGCATTAGCGGAAGTGATTTTGCTAAGTGATGCAAATGTACCTGCTCCAAGTCCAGTTAGTGTGACATTGCTATTCAACCAACCAGCATCTGGTGTTATGTAAGTAGATGTCCATTTAGTAGGAGTACCACCTGAATCAAATAGTAAAGTTCCATCTGCCTTCTTAATTGTTAATCCACGAGTATCAATCTTTGCTGCTGTTAAAAGTCCTGTTATATGTGCATCGTTGATCGTCGCATTCGCAATTTGTGCTGATCCAGTAATAACAGCAGAGCCTGTAACTAACTGACTTGAGCCAATTGTGCCAGCCAATATAAAGCCACCATCCATGTATGCATTACCATCACCATACTCTAATGACGTGCCGCCTCTATACGTGGCGACAATCATTTTGTTAGTCGCTATTGCATTTGTTATCGTGGACGTAGCAGAGAGCGTGGAAGACCCCTCCGTGAGGTAGATATAAAGCATTCCACTTGTCCATGCCGCATTGCCAGCACTTACTGCCCAAGTCGTACCTAATCCGCTGCCTTGTGTTTTAGATGCAGTGCATGAAGTCCACGAAACATAGTTAGTAGATGGACTATTTGGAGTCCAAATGATGCCCGTTAACTTATACTCATTTGTATTATTTGGTGATGATGTTGTGCCACTTGCTGATGCAGATACATTTAATCCTGTGGCATTTGCTTTATCTGACTCAGCAGTAAAGTGGTCATAAGCCGCAACCTTGTAATAGTAAGTCGTTCCATCTGCCAACCCAGCGGATAGGAATGCGTTACTATCTAAGTCAGCAATTAAGTTAGCAGCACTTGGTGTAAACGTTGAAGCGACATCACGCCAAATCAAGTAGCCAGCAAAGTCGTTATCTGCAATAGTATTCCATTTCAAGTTAATACCTTGGAATCCTCCATTAGTTGTTAACCCAGTTACCGCAACAGGTGCTGGATTATTAAATGTAGCAGTTACTGGATTAGATATGTTGTTATTTGAATCACGACAACGAACTTGAACCTGCACATTACGACGTGGACCGCTATCAGCCATATTCATGGAATATGTGTAGGAGAACGTCTGTGTTTGTCCTGCGTTGACGGACTTAATATATTCCGTTCTTACAGTAGTTGAACCAGTTGTCTCTATAAACCGAACATCAAAGTCTTTGAGTGTTGCTGCTACTGTTGAATTAGTGGAAGGATTAACCCAAGAGAAGTTTATATCCATACCACTAAACGTAGTACCACCACCTATAATTTGAAGCGTTGTAGGGGCATTTAATGGGCTTGCTCCACCTCCTGCACTGCTTATGGTGTAAGTGCCTGTCGCATCAGGTCCAATAACTCCGTTAACCGCATTTACTGCATACACTTGAACTTCGTAAGTTCCTTCTAATACATTAGATAACTCATAGGACGAAGTAGTTAGCGGAACCTCAACCCATGAAGTTGCTGACCTGCGATATCTAAGAACATAACTGCTAACAATTCCCTGCGATGGTCTTGTCCAACTTATCATCAATGATCTATGAATGACATTGTTTACATTAGTAGAAGCCTCACGGAACGCTAAGTTAAGTGGTGCAGATGGGATAGTTACTGGAGTTTGGTAAACAGGCGTTGGTCCTGTTGGTGTATTATCTACACGACCAAATTTATTTGGGTCATATTCAACAGCAGCGACTTCATATTTGCCTGTACTTGCTTCTGTTACACCAATTACTTTGAATAGGCGAGGGCTAATAGCACCTGTAAATATTACATCTGCACCAACGGAAACACTAATAGCACCACCGCTAAATGAGACAGAGAATGTATTAGTAGCAGTTGCAGATACTGTGCGATTGTAAATTGTTACTCCATCACTACCTACCACATCAAATGTATTACCTGCGATAACGCTAACTGCACGATCAAGATTAATTGTTGATGTAGACCAAGAAGTAACTTTAGCCTCGTTCATTACCGAGGCATAGTCTGTGTCCATTAACTTAAACACTTCGCCAGGCTCAAACCCAGCATTAGCAAAACCAACAGTAAATGTAACCGAGTCTGTATTATTAACACCCGTATCAACAACCCACTTTGCTTTACGCATTGCCTGACCTTCGGTTGTAATACCAATGCCAGTTGTTTCATTCACATTTAGCCCATATCGTGATGTTGCTGCTGTATCCTCGTAATAGCAAGGAACGCTTAACCAATTCTCTGCTGGGTTATTCCAATAAACAATAGCAGCGGATGATCTTGTATCGCCTGGAGATGAAACATAGGAAAATAAACCATTTTCGACATTTGAGTTAGTAATGATTCGTGAGTAACCAGTAGGACGATCTTGAACTAACTTAACTCTGTTACCTGATGTATACACGACTGCATTAAATGTAGCTGCTACATTTTGAATAGTTGTCCATGCACTTTCCTGTGTCATGAATTGATAATTGAACGTATAACGCGGTTCTGTGCCGCTAATAGAGCCCATTACTAATGCAGGCACATATCCATCGTTATATACCGCAGCGTCATAAAACGAGTATTGATCAATATCGCTTGCTTGTATAACGTTACCCATTCCGTGCGAGTCATTAGTTAGCAAGTCATATAACACCCATGCTGGGTTATCACATACTTCAGGTAATGACTTAAATGTGCCATCCCATGTACCGCTATAACTGCGAGTTGATACTGTATAGTTAGAAGGAACTTTAACCTTAATTCCGTAACTGTCCATCGCTACCAATGGATAACTTGATCCTGTTGCTTCCGCAGTTACAGTTAACCCAATTACGGCTCGATTGTTATATGACTTACTTACGAGTTGAATTTCAGCAACTGCCTGTAAGTAGATATCATTAGCCAAAGTCATTGCTGAGTTATCAGCAGTAATACGAACTACCTTAATAGACCAAGTGCCTGTTCCTGACGGACGATCAATCATATAATCGCAATCAGCAGGTGAGGTGCATTTATCGTTCTTAGTAATTGTCTTAACTAAACTAAATGCACCTGCACCTAGTCTACGATGTATCTCAAAACTTACAGATGTTCCTGTCGTATCTCCATTTGTTTGTTGGGCAAATAGTGCAGGGAATCTAATTGTCACACGCATTGCATCAGGTGCAGACGTAGATGAGGTATATGTAACAGATGTCCCTGTTGTTACCTTAGCACCTACATTGTATGTAGATGAAGCAGACGGATAACCGCTCATTACAGACTGAGAAGGTAATCCATATCGTTCATCTAACGAGATATTACTAAAATTTGTCGTTCCATTTGCATTCATTACAGGCACATTATTGAAGTAAACAGATTTCAATTTGTTAGACTGATCCGCTAAACCTCCAACTTCACCATCACTTGTAAGAAATATTACTCGTGCAGTGCTTTTAGATATAAGAGTATTTGGTGAATCTACAGGTGTATCTCCACCGCCACCGCCACCCATACCAACAATATTTTCTATTTGTTTCATTTATTAAGCCTCATCATTTGAGAAGTCTGTGCTAATCACCACACCTGAAGCACGGCTAACCCTGCCATATATCAAAGGAATAGGACCGCCTTGTGTTATTACATTCACCGCTCCGTTATAGATTGATGAGCCTCGTTGGTCTTGCGGTTGAGAAGGACTGCTATTATTTGGTTTAGTTAACATTTCCGCAATACCACCTAACACCATTGATATACCAAATTTAACTAACCAGGGTTGAGCAAATACCATTCCAACAACAATCAATACTGCACCTAAGATAACTCTTAATGCACCACTTGCTCCCTCTACTGCTGGAAGTAAGTGCAAAATCTTAGCCTTAATCTTTTTGTTTTGTATATCTAACTCATCTAAGTCATTACCAGCCTTAACTTTGTTCTCGCATACATGCCAATCGTGTGTGCGTATATCTTCTTTAAACTCAGCACCAAAACGTGACACTAAGCCACTCATAATTTGATACATATTTTCACCAGCAAGAATAGCCGTTTTGCCATACTTCTTACCCATAAAGCCATGCAATTGAACTGTTATTAGACTCATTGTTTATCCTTATATCTGGCAGCAAACTTTATATAATTTGCCCATTTACCGAAACTTTCAACACATGAAACTCTTCCAAACCAGTGACTTAGAACTTCATTATTTCCAAGGTATATACCAAGGTGATTTACTACGGGACTTCTAACTTGGTAAAAGAGAATTGAACCAATACTCAATTCAGATAGAGCTATTTGCTCAAAGCCCCATTTGGGGTAGAGTGTTTCCATGTAATCATGTCCACATTCATTCCAATCTGCATCGCGTGGCTCAGTTGGTAATACTATTCCATGCTCGTTATAAAACCAGTCTTGGCATAAGCATAAGCAGTCTTGAATATTGAATATAAATTCGCGGTCAAGTAGAGGAGGGCGGTTGTTTGGATTGCCCCAGTACAAAGGGTCTTCACATACTTGTCCATCAGTTACGCATATACCCCATTCAATTGCTGTTGCTATTTGAGATTTCAAATCAGTAAATGATGGTGAACGTGGGTCGTGTGTTTGTATTTCAAACCCAGTTGTATGTGAGTGCAGTAAGCAGTCAGGCTCATTAATAAGGAATGAAGGATCAACTTCAAATTGGTGCTTCTTATCCTCTGCAATATTCTCAAGTGGAAAGAACTCGCTATCTTTCAGATAACCAACTGCCTCTTCTGGCCACTTACTGATAAAGTAATCTTTATAATATGTCATTTAGTTTTTACGAAATAAACCTGCACCTGGGAATTCAGTCCTAAGCACTTGTTTACTTGGTAGTTTTAGTTGTGGTACATCAATAATGCTTCCTAACTTAAACTCCACTTCAAACTTGGACTGATTAACTTTCTGTCTAATCATATATACGCAAGTATTAAACGTCTGAGTTGAATCAGGGGAACTGCCATTGTCTAAGTATTTATCGAACGTCTGATAGCGTGTTAGTCTTGCACCAACTAAGTCCTTATAACTCGTCAAATAGGACTGTATAAACTTAGTAACATTAGATATTTTTAAACTTGGTTGTGGTGCTTGTCCATTAATGGAAGTTTCCCAACCACTACCAGATACAGGCATTGCTGTATATGTAACTCCACCAAAACTAATAGATGAGGAACCATTTACTGTTGATGGTGTGAAATACAACATCGAGCCGCCCAATGTTGTTAAGTCCAAAACAAATAACTCAATATAGTTTGGTAGGACTGGCTTTTTTAGTTCTTGTTGAATAGTCATATTAGAGATCAAATACCTGTTTTAACGAACAACTAACCGTAAACACACTTCCTGCTAATGCAGATCTTGTATATGTTGTAACAATCCACTTCTTGCTGCTACTATCCCCAGGTGCAGTCCATGTAAAGTAATCTGTTCCTTTAAATCCATCAAATGCAGCGGTTAGTGTGCCTAACTCACTTGCTGATATATTTTCCCAATTAACAGTCCATTCAGCCTGAACGCTGTTATAGCCATCCCCTGCTCGTTGGCTATAGCCATTGCCATAAGCAATTTCAATTACTTTGAAATTTGTAGTAGCTTGTGATGCTTGGCTTATGTTTGTTGATAACGGTAATGCTTGTGGCATGATTTGATCCTTATGCTATTCTGCGATTTAACATGCCGCCTTGACGCATTTCATTCGCCATTGTTTGCTTGCTTGTATTAATCATCATTCTTTGTATTTCTTGAAGTAACTCTTTCTTTCGCTCGCTGCTATCAACAGAGCCAATAGATACGGTTAGATTGTTATTAATGACTTGGTTACTGCTACTACCTAATGCACTATTCGGAATAATAGTTCCTGGCATTTTTGGTATAAACAACTCAGCTCCCTTTTCACCAACAATGCTGGTCTTACCTACTTGCGGTTCACCACCATCAGCAAAGCCAAACATACTTCCTATTGCTCCTAAGAAACTACCTCCACCAGATGTGCCACTTAGTGACTCTTTAAGTGCTTTAGCAAGTGGTATCATTATGGTGAATTGGATAATCATCTTTAGTATGTCATTGATGATTGATCTTGCGAAGTCTGCAAAATTGAACTTCCCACTTGTAAACAATGTATCAAGTGTTGACTCAAATTCTCCAAGTCCCTTATTAACCAATCCAGCCATAGCATCATCCATCTTGCCTATGCCGTTAATATAAGACTCAACTCCATTACCCATCCAATCTTTCTCTTTAGTAACTAACTTATCGTGAGCAGCACCTGCCTCATCCATAGATGCGTTATAGTTATCTTGTGCTGCTGTAATAGACTCTTGAGTAAGTAAACCTTTTTGCTGAAGTTCAAGCAATGTCTTCAAATAGTCTTGTTTGATCTTTAATTGCACATTCTCAAATGCCAACTCGCTTGCCGACTTCTTAACAGGGTTAATTTGGTCATTAACTGCTTTTGTATAAGCATGGGTTGTCTCTATCAACTTTTGTGAACCGTCATTTAACATCTTCTCAGTTGTTAGTCCGTCTTTCATTAAAGCCAATCCTCTTGCTAATGCAAGGTTATATTGATTTGCTTCTTTGTATTTTCCGTTAGTCAGTTCAAGTGCTAATGTATCAACAGCATTCAACTCTTGTGCAACTGCTAATTGCTTCTGCATTCCAGCGATTAAACTTTCAATTGCATTTTGTGATGTGTCTTTTACTTCTTTAACTGGAGCCGTAGTTCCACCACCATGTGTATAGTTACCAGCCTTTGGTTTAGCAATTTTGTCGTCGTGTTCCCATACTTTTGTTACTCTATTCCAACCAGTTGTTGCTGTGGTAACAATATCGTCGAATGAGTTAGACATATCGTCTTTCCACATTTTGCCCAAGTCTTTCATTACATCACTTGCACCAGATACATCACCTCTAAGTAATCTTCCTAATGCAGTTGAAAGTCCATCAATTGTGTATACAGTATCGACTAATGCTCTGCCAAATAATTTGAATGCTGACCATAGTGTTTGCACTACACCAACAGCACCCATGAATATTGTCATTACTCCATCAGTCGCAATTCGTATGCCATCAAAAGCCATTGCAACTAATCCACCTTGTTTATAACTTTCAACGAAATCTTTAGTTAATCCAGTAAATGCAGGAATTACATCAGCCACAATTTTGGAACCCATAGCAGTCATAATGAACGACAAGTCTTGATTAATTGACTCGTTATCACCAGCGGCTTTAGTTGCTGCTTCTGTTATACCAATACCAATCTCGTTATACTCATTAACTCGCTTTTGTGCATCTAAAGCACTTTCAATCGCTGGTATATTTTCGAGAAAGTTAGAGCCAAGTATCTTTTGTGCGGCTGCTAAGTCAGCAGTCGTTTGTTCGCCAGTCTTCCACTTCTCAATAGTTTCAGTTACAAGGTCATTTGTGCTCTTTAATTGACCACTTGCATCCTTAATGTTTATACCTAACTCTTGGAATGCGTAGCCAGTTCCTTTTAATGGGTCTTTGGCTTTAAATGCTGCGGCTGCTACCTGATTGAATACGCCAATTACTGCTGATAATGAGCCGCCGTTTTCTTCTACTTGCTGCTTCATTAACGCCATTTGCGATGCTGTATAACCGTATTTGTCCCCTAAGTCTCCTAACTCATCAATCTTCTCGTTGTATTTGAATGCCATTGCAATGCCTAATGCACCTAATGCACCAACTAACGCAACTGCACCAACTGCTACCGCTGCTATACCTAACTCAACACCACTAAGGATTTTACCCATATCCTTTGCTATGTCTCCTACTTTAGAGAACCCATCACCAAGTCCAGGAACTTCTTTAGTAAGGTCTTTAACCTTATCCTTTAACTGATCAATTGACTTTTCAGCAGAGTCAAGTTCTTTTGTATCAGCCTTAAACAGCAAATCTAAGATATTCATTATTTGGTCCTTTCGCTTATGATGCGGTGTATTGTTTCGATATACGCCAAGTCAAGTGCTTTAAGCGTTTCAATTTCATACTCTGAGAATATGTAATTATTTATAGCAATCCATGATTGCATATCGGACCACGATATTGATTGAACCCCGTTATACCCTGTTTGGCGACCAGCCGACATAGAGTGATATAGAGTTAATAGAGCAGCACCGTATAGGTGGTATCTATCTGGGGAGTTAAATGCTATTGCATCTAATCTTGTATCACGCTGCCAATGAGATGGCATATTCTTTGATGCAAATTCTAACGATTGCTTTAATGTATTACCATTCTCATCAGGCGTGTTTAACTCTGTATTATTCTTAATCAGACCTACGAGGTCATTCGCCAACAGGACGAAAAAAGTTAGATTCGTTTGATACGAATGTATTAACTTGTTTTCGCAGCCATTCAAGTCCTGGGTCGCTCATTAACTTAGCAGCATATTCAGGTGTATAAGGACCACCCATTGCTTCGTCATCTGACCAACCTACAATTGCTAATGCTGCAACTTCTGCGGCTGAAGTCTCAGCAGTCTTAACAAGGTTTGCTAACTCAACTGGCTTGTTTTCCTTTTGTGCAGATTGCAGCCATGCAAGAGTCTCAACTGATTTTTGTCTAACAGATGGTGTATATCCACCTTGTATCTTTAGAGTAAAATCTAATACCCCATGTGTTGGATGTGTAACGAGCATATCCTGTGCAGTGGGGCGAAGACTTGCTAATGTAAATTTTGTTGCCATATTAAGAGTTACGAGTAATTACGATTGAAGATGCAGAAGTGTTGTCATAGAGTGCAGTAAAAGGAACAGTTAATGAAATTGGTCCTTGTCCTGTAATAGTGCGAGTTAATCCTGTGTATCTAACATTTGGAAGATTAAATTCCATTGTGTTAGAGCCATCTGACAAAGTGAAATCCAATGTCGTAGCCGTTCCATTTAGATACTTGTTAGCAATAACAGCATCTTGGAACATAACAGTCGCTTGACCTGAAACAGTAACAACACCTGACGATAAGTTTTGTGTCGTTGATCCGCCTAATGTAAAGTTAGACGATGTTTTGTTATCAATATTCAAAGTTAGTGCAGTTAACAATGCTGTGGTTGTTCCTGCTTCTTTAAATGTTCCGCCTAAGTGAGTATATGGAGCACTTTCCATAACAGCGGTTGGAGTTGCACAAATAGTGGAACTTGCTAATGCTGCCGCTTTACCTAATACAGAGAATTTGGCACTTACAACACCAGTGGTATTAATAGTTAATGATAACTTGTCCATCATTACACCTGTATAAGTCCAATACTGGTTTACATCTAAAGCACCTTGTTCAACAGTAAATGAACTTTGTGTATTACCAAACTTCAATACATTGCTTGCCCAAGAGCCTGTAAGTAATGATGCAAAGAACGGGTCAAAGTTGTGATGAGTTAAATTTACATCTAAATCACCAGCGACGTGGGAGTTACCATTAAGTGAGTATCTTTGTTGTCTATCAGCACGGATAGATGCATCAGAGAATTGGTCAATAGTTGAATTAATATTGAACGATACGAATGGAATTAGTGTTGTTGCTGGCGTTGTTGGTGTCACACCAAAAGTAGATTCTGACACGTATGTAACTTGTGAACGTGCCCCTTGTGCGAATGTAGTCATTTGTTGGACTCCTTATAATTGTTATTCTTGTCCTGCATTTATTTATCTCTTATGATCTGTAAACGCTCCACTGCACTCTGACTGGAATGCAGTAGTATTTATTGATTGTGTATGCTGCCATAACACTTGCAATTTCAACCGTAACTGTTGTTGTGCCACTTGTTAGTGTTAACCCTATTGGGAAAGTGTTCACAATAGCGTCAGAAAGCGTTCTCGCTGCTTTTGTTCCTATATCGCTTGGGTAGAACACATCTACTTGGTATAAGCCAAGCATCTGCTTTTCTGCTGTAACACCCAAACTAATTACTGTTGACTGTGATGGCAATAATGTTGCACGAGTAAAGGCAGTTAAATTCTTTGATGCATCTAAGCGAGTGTTTTCAGTTTGTAATGCAGGTAAATCAACTATTGTTTTTAATTGATCATCCAACGCTGTTTGAATATCTAATGTGTTCATTTGATCCCTGCCTTTTGTTTAGCCACGGCTGCTATTTGTTCTTTTTCTAATAATGTCGTCGCTACCATTCCCACAGGAGCCATATGTTCCGTTCCCCATTCGACAAAGCCTGCATAAGGTTGGACATTAGATAAGGTAAATCCTGTTTGCTTTTGATCAGTAACCCAACCTTTTTGTAATGCACCTGTTCGAACTGGTGAACGCTGTTCAACTCTTTGCTGAAACTCCATAGCAAATTCCTGTTTGAATTTGCGTAGGTTAGTTTTTAAATCAACAAAAAATTGATCAATCTCGCCTTCTGTTTTCATTGCAAACTCAACTTATATGCTATTACTACATTCGCAGGGCGATATGCCTCTACTCCAGTAATGTTATATGAACGATTATTACCAGTTAAGTTATCACCTACCTCTGGTGCCTTTGCTGTTGCTGCTATGTAGCAAACTACTGTGCCAACGGTCATAGGTGACGTAAACGATAATGAGTTAGTTGTATCTGATGATTTTTTATCTTCATCAAATACACCATACGTCTTAATACTGCTGCCATTTGCTTTTGTCATGGTAATAGACATACCATAAGTTTGTATTGTTTTAGCAATCTGTTGCCTAGTTACATTTGCATTAAACATTTATGCCTTTAGCGACCAATTGCCAGGTTTACGCAATAATGGAAGCATTAATATGTCTATCTTTCTAAATCCGTCAAATGTCTCGCCTTCGGGTGCTCTTATGTAATCTGTTACTACACCTAATGAGCCTAACTTAACATTGTCTGATTTAACTAATCCTGATGTTGATTGCATTGGGAATATATTTGCACCGTTAATCTGCATTAATGCAATTTCACTAACTGCATCCTTTAGTGATAACGGAATAGTATGTTCTGGAATAATACGTCCTGTATTGTCCCAAAAGTATGCACGAGGAAACAATAACGGCTGATTTGAATCTGGATACATGAATGACAAGTATTTTGATCCATATAGTAAGTCAACTGCCTTAGTTGCGAGAACTAATGCTTGTTTCCTAACTTCATCATCTGCTGCATCAGCCCAATCCGTATTGCCGTATAGGCTATGGTATCCTTCTGCTTCTGCAAGAGTTAGATAGGAGTTTGCTCCTACTACTTTAGTTCCATCTTCTACAATTAGTGTAATCATTTGTTAACTCCTTAATGGCTGGCCTCTAAATGCCCAAGCCTTACCCATTGATGTTCCATCGCCATTAGCAAAGTGAAACGTAGATGCTGATATAACTTTAGTCATTTGCTCATGTGTTGAATCTTCTGGGCAAGTAGGAATATCTACTTCGCTCTTAACCATACGCTCTACATTTACCCCACATTTCAGACAACGATATTCAAATAACCGATACATATTAATTTCCCCTTTTTCTATTTATCTGTGCATTAATTCTTGCTTGTGACCAGGGTTTACCTTTTCTGGCTTTGGATAGAGCTTCTTTATGCTCAACAGTAAATGTCTTACCGAATTTCGCTAAAGACATCATTAACTTAGTTTCATTGCTTCGCTTCCTACCTGTTGTTTGTGAAATTCGTTTGTTGATGGTATATAGTGACTGCTTTTGACCTTTTTGCGATATTGAATTTGCTAATCCAATTTTTCTCTTAGTCTCTTCAGTATGTTTTCTTCCACTTTCTCCCTCACCACCGTTAGTCAAATTAAACAGAGTTCCAGTTCCTAAGTCAGCTCTACCATATTGTTCAATCCAAACTTCCTCCATGAACAATGCAGTAGCATCATCTATTTCAAAGTTTATTATTGGATATATTTCATATCCTTCCCTAATTCTTTTTCGCAGCAAATTTCCCAACCGTGTTTTAGCAGATAAGTGGTCCCATGCTCGTTCATTAGTTCCTTTTTCAATATAAACTGGAATATTTGTTTTTGGGTCTTTATATAGATATGTATAAATCATATGATATTTATACAAATGAGAAAGGGGACATAAAGTCCCCTTGTCTGTTAGGTAAATGTGCTAAAACATTTTTACCTTACTATTTGCCTTATACCGCATTAAATGCTGATACCGATGATGCTGATTTGCCTAACCAGATTGATGTCTGATCAAGGATTTGAGTTTGTGATACTTCGTACCAACCAACATTGGCAAAACGAGCTAACTTGTCAAACGGACCCGTTAACACAATTGAACCTGGCTTGCTTGTCGCTTTACCTAATGCATTAGCACCAAGAAAGTAACTGTTATACAAGTCAACAAGTCCAGCACCTGTTTGATCTGCGAAAGTTGCACGGTTGTTGCGAACAACACGGAAACCCTTATACATACCAACTTCATTAGCCAACACTTCAATTGCACTGGAATACTTAACGACGTCAGTCCAAGAACCAACTGCTGTTGCAGCACGTAAGTCAGCAATAACGTCGTCGTGTGCAACCATTACATAGCTACCACCAATCATTGGAACGTTTGCACGAGCCAATTTATTGTAGAAGTAGTTAAGGAATGTATCGCTTGCAACTTGACCAGCAGTTACAGAACCTTCAGCAGTTCCACCAATAACGTATGTATTGGATGCTGCATCCATTGCTTGAATAGCTAATGCATCCATTGTCTCACCGTAGTTCATACCAACTAAAGAAGCCGCAGCAGCATCAACTAATCCACCTGTTTGCAATGAAGCAAGAGATGTCAAGGTAACTGCATTACCGTATTCAGCTGGTGTAAATGTCACCTTTGTATCAGCCAATGCAACTGATGTAATGTCGTCTGTTTCCGTCAATGGAGTTGTAGCAACTGCTAAACGTGCATACTTAGGCATTTGAATGCTCTTAGCACCAATGTCAACTTTCTTAGTAATCAATGCGTCAGTGACGTTTGATTGACCGTATGCAATCCAAACCAATTGTTCGAATGCGGTTAATAGCGAGTCATCAACTTGTGTAGACCCTGTTAAATTCGTAGTAAAAGCCATAATATGTCTCCTTTATAGTTATATGTGTGGCGTTATGTATTAGTTCATACCCATGCCGTACTTAGCCAAAATCTTCTGCACATCAGATGGGTTTTTAGCCATTGCCATCTCTGTCTTAAACGATGCTATTGGAGTTGTTTCTCCTGTTCGTTTAAGTGCTGGCGTTTGCACTTCCTGAAACAATACACTATCTGTCTTCTTTAATTCTTCAATTACGGACGCAATAGATTTAGTATCCACTTCACCCTTATCATCTAACGTAATCTTAGATCGATCAACGACTTTTAATGCAGTAGGTAATGCCTTAACATTCGCCTTAGTTAGTTCCTCTTTTAGAACAGCATCTATGCGAGTGTTTTGTAATGCACTTCTTACCTCATTTAACTCATTAACCGTTGCTTCGTATTTGGTTTTAAGATCACCTGCTTCGTCGTCGTTTTTGAGAGCGGCTAATTCCGTCTCAAGTTCCTTACGGCGTGACTGGTTATCCTTCTCTCCGCGTCGAGCTTTCGCAAGTATTTCCTCAGTCTTAGCAAGTTTCTCTTGTAGTTCTTTTAACTGCTTTTCAGCATCAGAACTTTCGTTCTTATTAATCGTTTCGTCTTGCTTTGTAGATTCACTACTTACTTCTTTGGATGCATCCGCATCATTAACATTGGTATCCACCATATAACTCCTTTATGCCCATCCAGGCTGATCATTTATTTAGTCTTTCTTTTCTTCAGGTGTGCCATCTATCTCAATCTTTTTGCCTTGCTCAATATTCTGGTCAATGGTTTCTACTTGTGCAGAATCTAATCCACGAAGTTTCGCGTCTCGCTTTTGAAATTCAATAATATCTAAATACTTTTCTTCTGCTTCTTCGCATGTAATTCCATATACAGCCATCAGGTAGTCAATAGTTGTTGCCCTACCTTCTGCAATACGCAATGACCAAACAGTTTCTTGGATTTGAATATCAACAGGCATTACAGGTTGGTTAAACTCTACGAATAGCTGTGAATCAGCAGGGAATGCGTTTACACCTGTCGCAGTATTAAACACTTGTGCCAACACGCGATAGAGGCGTTTAAAGCCTGCCTCAAACATTCTCTGACGTAGTTTGCGTAGGTCTAAGTTGTCGCCTTCTTCTACAACCAACTGAAAGCCACTCTGTGCTCTGCCTTGTCCTGCGACTTCAATACGCACTGCCCAATCACCTGCAAAGCCTCTAACAAATTGCTCTACCACTTCTGTTAGTGGTTTAAGATCAATATTTGGGTTCTCGTATCTAACAAACGGGTTATCAACTCCCATACTGTCTAATACAACTGCTTGACCTGGACCTGCTGTATAACCACTGTTTAGTGATGCAGGTATCATGCGTGGTAATGGACTACCATATACCTGTGCGACTTCAATATTGTCTACACCATCGCCAGTTGGTCGCATATTCGTGAACAGGGTAGACATCTTGCTCCATAAAATAGAGTATTCAGAGTCTGTTAAGTGCAAGTTATACATTTCATTCATATTGATGAGTGACTTATCTTGCTCGCACCAAAAGCCATTACGTGGGGTATTAGTATCGTAAAACACTGCAATAGGAATGATCCCAAATGGGTTTGCTTCTTGACTTACTACTGCAATTGATTGTTTATCTTCCTTTAACTCATATACGTCAGTTAATGTCCAAACGCAATACGAGTTATCTGATGTTCTATGTACCATTCCAACAGGCTTGCGATTTAACGGATTGATAATTACTTCGCAGTTACCGCGATGCAATATATCTAATACCCATTTCTTTTCCTCTGAGTCCCACTGCACAAATACAATCGCTGTTTTAAGCAAACGCAATACAGCATCAAAATTGGATGCAAACTCAATCAGTTCGTTCTTAGTCAACATTTCGTTGATTAATGCTGTAGCTGCTTCGTTAGTAGTTACTTCGTCTGCGTTATAGATTTCTAATATAGGTGGTTCGTCTTTAAAAATACGACCAGATTTCTCAATTACCATCCGTGTGATATTACGGAAGCGAGGTATAAGCCCACGCTCACGCCATTTGTTTCTACCTTTAGATGGATCGTTAAGAACTTTTATTAGCTCTGCTTCTTGTTGTCCATCCAAATAATTTAGAGCCTTAATAGCGTCCACTGCTCGATCTGTCTGCAACAAATCCACCAATTCCTTGGCCGTTCTCCCTAATGCAATGATTTCTTGCTGTGTACTATTAAACATTTTTTAATCCTTTGTTCCACGGAACTCGCCCTTTGTAATTAGGGTTTTCTCTGGCTCTTTGTTTTGCTTCTTCACTCATCTTCCTATTTTCAAAAGTTTTACCTTTAGTAGGAGATGGACGACCTCTTTGTTTTGCTGCTCTCTTTTCAATAGTTTCTTTGCTTTGTTTTTTGCCAAGATTAGCGATTGAATTTTTTGTACCAATTTTTTGTTTAGTTGTCTCTTTGCAGGCTCTACCTGTATTAGAGATTCTCATTGCTTCAATAGCTTTAATGTTTACTCCACGCTGTTTTGCAGATATAGATTGCTTCTCTTTTGTTGACTCTTTAACTACCCAACCAGAGTTTCCTTCGCCACCATCTGTTAAATTAAGTAATGGACCTTTACCTAAGTCTTTACGCCCGATAACACTAATCAGATGTATTTCAAGATCAAATGCACCTTGCTCTGAATCTTGTAGGAATAACTTTGGCTCTACTGCATAATCTTCCTTAGTTCTCTTTTTTATTAAATTACCTAAGTGATGTTTTCCACGAAAGTGATCCCAGGCTCTATTTCCATGACCTTTGCCTACATAGACAGGTAGATTTGTTTTTGGATCAAAGTAAACATAGGTATAAAATTGCTTCATCTTATATTTAGTTCAACGATGAATGGTTAGTGAACCCTGCCCAATTACTGGGTAACGATAGGTCAGAAAGTAGCCTAGGGCGTCCAAACAATGGTCAAGGCCACTATCTTTATCTGGTTTACCATTTTTATATCCTTGCTGCTCAAGTCCCTTTACCAATACTTTGCACTTCTCCAAGTTAACAAAGCATCTAACTTCATCAGCAGCATTTTTAAATAATGCGTTTACAGATGGAACACGCTCCTTAACGATAGATGGATTATTTCCCTTATAGAAGCATTGGAACCCTGCATCCTTTAGTAGAGTAATGCTGCTAACAGATGCATTAGCAGAGGCTGATTTACCGCTACTGTCGGGGTATGCGTACATTACGCGGTTTGGGTATTGCCTCTTTAGTCGTGCAATCATCGTCATAGTGTTCTTCTCAGCAGTAATCTCGTCAATTACATATACCTTACCATTCTCAACCACGTTAATAACTGCACTCATATTCTCAACGTTAAAGTCCATTCCAACGTGCAGTATTGCATTTGCAGGGAAGTCTTTTAGTGTCTTGTTTGTGTTGTTAACTGCTGGGTCAAAGCAATAGTAAACAGCACCTGAGAATGCGTTAACAAACTCACCGTATATCTTAGCTTTCGCTTGCAATGGTGTATAGCGTTTAATCTGATCTTGTATATAGGATGGAGGTAAGAATATATTTTCAGTCGTAGCGACTTGAATTAGCTTATGCTGTGGAGTTGCATTTTCTACGAATAGGTGATGCACTGCATGAAAGCCCTCAGGCGTTGTGGTGCAAAATGTTTGCCTTAGTGTTGCCTTTGGGTCTCTGCATCTATCGTTGAGCGCATTCCAGCAGGCTAATGCTTCCTCTTTGTTTGGTATAGTGTCAAACTCATCAATAAACGCGAATGACACGTTATAACCAACTAATGTTCTACGCCAGTTTTCAGCAGACACTAACCATAGCTTCTGTTGTCCACTTCCTAAATCAAATGTATAAAACGCTGGGCTGTTTCTACCACCACCGTTATAGGTATATTTAATACCTAATTCTTTGCAGGTGTTATCCATCTCTGAGGTAAAGATGGACAACTGTGGTCCTGTTGGCTCGCAGCCTATAGCACTGCACCCTTTATTGATTTGAAATAGATGTAATACCTTATAGCAGGCTGCTTTTGTTTTGCCAGAGCCTAACCCAGCTACTAATGCAAGGTATCTACTATCGTCGTGAACAAACTTTGCTTGGTAAGGTAATAGCTTTACTTGTTGTATTTTATTCTTCTGAGTTGCCATTTGTATCGTTATCGTTGTTATTCTCTATTGCTATATCACCTTGCACTGCCGCAGCGATAATCTTTTGCTGCTCATCATCACTAAATGCTTCAAAACTAAACTCAGATGCTACGTTTTCTACTTGCACCTTAACTGTACGTGTTGCTGGTGCCCATGCCTCTAACGTTTTCAAATCGTCACGGATAATCTTTATCTTTAGTCCAGCACTTGTTTCTGCGTCATTAAGTATTGCGTCCTTCATTTCAACACGAGATATTTCATACTCTGCACGAGCAAGGTCTAATGCCTCTCTTACTTTGTAAACACCTGTTGGGTATTCATAATCACATAGTTGTTGGAACTGTGCAAGTGTTATGCCTAAACGTGTTGCAATACTTTTGTCGCTAATTCCACGGCTTGCTAAATCACATAAGGTGACAAACCAAGAGGCATCTTCTTTTGCATTTGCCTTCTTTTTTGGTGGGTTAGTAGCAGTGTATTCCGTATCTTTTAAGTGTTTAGACATAGTAGTTCCAATAGATCATATTTATTTAGTGTCAAAAATCCGTGATACGGAATCTGGCTAAATATCTGCATCAACAAGGAACTCTAATGATGGAAATTGACTCAGTAACATTATGGACAGCCGCTGGTTCAATAGGAACGTTAGCTGCAATCGCAGGGGCTATTGTTGGAGCTATAAGGAAAAGTGACATGACTGGATATCATGAACGAGTTACTGAAGTAGACTCAAAAGTAAATGCCTTATCTAATGTAGTGTCTGAAAAGGCGCATAAAGACGAAGTTAGACGTATTGAGGCTCGCTTTGAGAAAGATATTACTGACTTACGCACAGATCAGAAAATAGGATTCTCAGAAGTTCGTAATGATATTAAAGATATGCGATCTGACTTAATGGATGCATTAAGAGCACACGAAATCGGGGATAGAAAAAGAAGGCACGACGACGAATGAACGTAGTCAAACACATACTCACAGGAATTGACGGTGAAACATACGATCCGTCACGTGTGCTATGGACTATTGGTGTTTTGTTTTTTCTTGTTTGTGAGACTATTACTGTTTATAGGAGCGGTGTTTTTGATCTTGTTAACTACAGTATTGCATTTTCCACCTTATTAGCAGGTGGTGCGGTAGGGGTTAAGATTAAGGAAACAACAGAGCCACCCGCTAAGGCATCAATTCAGCCCATCGCTGCAACGAAAGACGTAGAGCAATAGTAGGGCGTATATACAAAGAAAAAGCCGCTCTAAGAGCGGCTTTCTTGTTTTGTGGTTGTTTACTTTAGTCTATTGCTTTCCAACCTCTTGTTTCTATCCAAGTTACTTTTGTATTTGGAAGATTAACAACTGCTGAATATACGCCTACCATATATGCTATGCAATTAGCGGTATATTTTTTGTTTTCAATTGTGTATACAACATCTGTTGATGTATAGAATTCAGTTGTATTTGTCTCATCGTCAACTCGTGTCCCACCATATAGATTGACAGTGTTGGGAGTAAATTTTTTCCCATCAAGTGAGTCACTTATTTTATTAATTAGCAAGTTACTACATGCTTCAGTATTTGATACCAGCATATTAGCAATAAATTTGCTACCACTTGAAGTAACTTTGACTCCAGCGTTTGCACTAACTGCACTAACCATAACTAATGCAGCGATAACCGTTTTAATATTTGCCATTTTCCTAATCCCCATTAAGTTGTTGATATATGTATTATAATTCCACCTTGTGAAATAAGCGAGTCTTTTGGTTATATTGCTTTTTCTGTGAAACTAGCATACTCTTCTTTTGATATGTAGTAATACTCTTTTGGGCGGGATTTTATCCTATTCCAAATAGTTGATATGTTTATATTATTGGCATTTGCAGCTATTGTTGGTGAAGCGTATGGACCAGTATGTGTCATTATTGGTTTTTGTTTTGCTAAGGATAGTTTTGCTTTATGTTCAGCAGATAGAGTTTTTCCTTTTTTGTAGGAATGATTTCTACCTTTATGTTCAGCAGATAGAGTTTTTCCTTTTTTGTAGGAATGATTTCTACCTTTATGAGATACTGACATTTTTATTTTAGTTTCTACAGAAAATATTTTGCCTTTGTTAGCAGCAGACTTTTTTGCTATAACTTCTGGTCTATTCTGTGCCTTTATATTTGCTTCTGATATTTTCGCCTTATGCTCCGCAGAAGGAGTTATTCCTTTTCTCGATGGTGGTGAATCACCACCAGCAGTTATGTTAAATAACGTTCCTTCGCCTGTCTTTTCTCTACCATATTGTTCAATCCAAACTTCTTCCATAAAGTGTGCGTGTTTCTCATCTACTTCGTTATGAATAATTGGTTGCGGGTTATATCCTTCACTTATTCGTTTTCGAAGTAAGTTACCTATCCTTGTATTTTCTTTTAGGTGCTTCCAAGCTCGTTTATTACAACCTTTACCTACATATATAGGCAGATTTGTTTTTGGGTCTTTCCAAAGATATGTGTAATATTGATTTGTCATAATGTTGCCTCATTTGTGCCGCTTATTAGTAGGGCAGCAAGTGGGCATCACTTGTTTTTGGACTCGATTTCCTATCCCTATAAGTATTTATGCATCGACAAACAGGCGCAAAAAAAGCGACCTAAGTCGCTTTTTGTAGAGGGTTTTTTGTTTACTCTTTAACAAGAAAATCCTCATATTTGGCTCCATTTTCCACTAAATCAGCAAGCCATCCTTCAACTCTTCCCTTGCCAACTTTTGATTTGGTGTAAATGTGACCAGTTGCAGGGTCTTTAAAAGACCTACCCCATAGTTCTCGCGGAAAATTGCTCTTAGTGCCTTTGCTTGCACCTCCACCACTACGTGCAGCACGAGAACCTAACGCCTCAATTCCCTCTGCTTTTGTAAAGCCTTTTGTCTCTAATGACTCAACAAAGAGGGAACAGATTTCTTTCAGTTCTTCCTTGCACAGTAAACCCCAATCACCACTTTGGTGTTTAGCAAGTAGTTCAAGTGGTTGCAGTTCATTTTCGCTAAAAAACGCTAAGGCGTTTCTTGTAATGACTGTTTGACCAAGTTTGAAAAGTGCTGACATAAAGTGCTCCGTTGGTTAGTGAAATTAACAAACGGACTAGTCCGTTTGTTACACAGTAAACAGATAGGACTAGAGTCCTATCTGTTTACAAGCACTTATTTTGCTATCACTTTGATAGCAAGTCAAGCATTAAAAGAATTTCAGCATGATTTATGAGCAAATATGGCTTTCTCAGTATGTAGAAGGCAGGTTTCACTATAAGTTATGCTGAAAATAACTCATTCTCTTGACATGTTCTATAGACGCGGAATTGCAAGAACATACTAATGTACTATCTGCTCTGTAAATGTGAAATTAGGGTCAAAAAAGTGGCACGACAGGCATGAAGAATGCAGGTTTTTCCACCTGTTTTTCAATGGGTACCTTTGCAAATACAGTGAATTACCTTAGTGGTTTTCACAACATCGAAAAAAAATTTAAATGGCTTGACAGATGAAACGGTAGGGTACCCTTTTGATTAGCCCCAGTTTTTAAATTGTGAACTAAACCTATTACCTGAGTTGACCTTTTGATACCCAGGTTTGAAAACTGTCAAGACATTTTTGACTACCGCCAAGCAGATCACCAACCTAAACGCGGTATACCCCAGCCTGTCAATCGATATATCAGATATATTTCGCCTCCAACCTATTGACAGATTTGAATCACTGTGGCCTTATGATGACCTACCACACCACCTGTATCAATGTGTGGCATATCTTGTAGCACTGTGTGGTGAATGGTGATGCACGGTCACCAATGGTGACGTGTGCGTAACCTATTGATATCATTGAGCAATATCAAACGCTTATCTGACCATCACTGACCGTCTGCCCCATAGTTTGTATATGTAGTTATGGGTCGTAACTTAGTTACATCATAGGCTATGGTATTAATAGCATAGAATAAGTTAGTAACTAAGTTACGATGTCAAGCCATACCAGACTGAATAGGCCTGTCTCTATGATGTCAAGAACTGTTACATATTTCACTGTACCTATCGGCATATAGATTAGGTTGTTATTCAACCATACGCCGTATCGTATATCAACCATTTGGTAGAACAGCCTATCGCACACGCTAACTATTTTTGGTATCGGCAAGTCCATACCGATATCCCTAATGGGTCAGAGGCGGCTATTGATACCATAGCATTGATCTACCTAGATAACCTAATCTATTAATCACAATGTCGATGGTTGTTACGAACACTTACAATTGAACTAGATATCGATTTCTTCTGATTATTCAAAATAAGTCAAATAGAGTCAGACTGAAAAGACCTGATATAGACTTGACAGGTCAGCATGAAGGGGATGATTATTCGAAGGTTACTAAAATAGTGCATGAATGGTTGAGAAGGTTTTGAGATGCACTAAAAAAGTGCAGGGGCGCTAGTCAAGTGCAGTCGCCCTCATCGTCATCTTAGTCCCCATACACCGTCCCATTGTCTCCCCTACTGCGTGGAGCCTCCACTCCAATAGGAGCCAAGTTCTTACCCGTCCTATTGCTTGGATCAAAAGAATAGCGTTGCATCTCAAAACCCTCGCTCTCAAACTTCCTTTTCCAACGCCATACCGTTTCCCTTGCACAACCAATCTTACGTGCAGTTTTCGATGAACTCCAACCGCACTCTATTAGCGTAGCAAGCACAAGCTTCTGCCAATCGCTTTTGTATGTAGGCAGCTCTATCTTCTTAACTGCTGTATCAAAACTAACTTTGGTAATGTCTTTTGTCATAATCTTATTTACTTGTATCGTTTGACCTGCTGTATCAAAACTAACTTTGGTAATGTCTTTTGTCATAATCTTATTTACTTGTATCGTTTGACCTGCTGTATCAAAACTAACTTTGGTAATGTCTTTTGTCATAATCTTATTTACTTGTAT